TGATGGAGAATTTGTTTTTTCAGTTCGGTCAAATGGTAGGTGCAGTTTTTCAAAGACTTGCGCAATGGAACGTGCAGCCCATATTTGAGTATCTACTCCTGTTTCTTTTTGCACTATGCGTAGGCATTCTTTTTCTTCTGCTAATAATTTCTGTTTCAATTTATATGCTGCTTCAGTATCTACACGCACACCTAAAAATCGCATATCAACAAGGCAAGGAAAAAGTTCAGTCTCTAGTTTAAATATATCTTCTATATCTTGATTAATAATTTCTTTTTTCATCTCTTGCCAGAGATCTAATGTTAGTTGTGCATCTGCTTCAGCGTATGCACCAACATACATAGCAGGTAATTTATACATTTCAGACTTAGCATCTATACCCCATTCTTTGGCTGTTTCGGCTAATACAGCCTCGTTTTTACCTCTTCCAACATAATCCCGACCCAAACTGCCTAAATCGTAACGAAAGCGATTCTCGTCCACGAGAGAGCCAGCAATCATGGTATCTACGATCTTTCCAGATATTTTTAATCCTGCAGCTTGTATAAAACATACGTCATACATAGCGTTGTGAAATATCTTTGTAGCCTTTGTATTTAGCACATCTTGAAACCATTTCATGACCATGGATTTATCCATGTTACCACCACCTTCGTGTGCAACAGGATAGTATCCAGACCAATCTCGCACAGCTACAGCTATNCCTACGATCTGACCTCTGCCTGTAACAGATCCAGAGCCCATAGTTTTTAAATCAGTATCCTTTGTTTCTAAGTCAATTGCAATCTCACTATACTTAGATAAGTCAGGAAACTCTGTTGGTGGTAACCATTCTACCTGTGGACTAAATATAGGTTTTTGTATCATGTTAAAAATAATTAATGTTTATATTAAGTCTTATATTTTGATCAGTGCAAGTCGTGCTGTTGTGAGGGACATCACCTTCAAAAAAAATACCTTGATTTTCAATAGATGGTATTATTTTATTTTTACCTATTCTAGTATACCCATCACAAGTATTAAAAGCTAATATGAAAGCTTTACATTTAAAACTTGTGTCCGTGTGCTGTCCATGTTCTAATATTTTATGTGTTTGTGGATATAAATTTATTTTTGCTTTGTATAAAGCCTTTGCCTCTAATTTATTTAATATTGGTATAATAAGTTTAAATATAGATTCACTTAAAATTTGGCTATGATCAAAAATAGCATGAGTAAAATAATAGCCATCATTTGCACCTTCACTAGATACGTTATTTGTAAAATAAAAAGGAGAAACTAATATTTCATTTCTTAAATTATTAAAATCCTCTTGATTTAAAAAATTTTTTTCTGTTTTAATTTTCATGAATAATCTCTCTCTAATATCATTTCTAAATAATGAATTGCTTTCTTAATATCCTCTTCCTTCCCTTTTACAGANTGTCTGCAGATATACTTTATAGCATTCCCNTCNGCAAAAAGCAACNTGTTCTCGTTTATAAACTCTGCNGGTTGAATCTTCATAGANTGATAGTGTTTNCCACCTACCTGNTCTTGTAATGATTTGTATGTTGATTTTTTAAATATATCTTTATTTGTCATAGATCGTATCCTTTGTTATCTTGTTGTGGCCTAATAATGTGTAGATGTTCCTTGGTCCTTGTTGCACCAACATAGAACAATCTATTCTCATCATCAGGATTTTTTTCATAGCTTCTCATTGTGTTAAAACTAAGATCAGTGAGCAGCACAACGTTTTCTGCTTCACCACCTTTTGCACCATGTATTGTAGATAAAGTTATACGCGGTGCCTGGTTTAACTTCTCTCCTCTTCTTCTCATTTGTTTTAAATAATTTATTTCTCGTCTTGGTGCAGCATCGAATGCTTCAAACCAAACAGCATTTGTTTTTAATCCATGATGTTTTTTTAAAGTATCCATATCGTACATGCTGTCTTTTAACATGCTTTTTAATTTTGTTTTATCTACATGCATATAACCATAGATTCTTACGACTTGATCGTAAGATAATAATTGACCCTTACATAAGTTTTCCCAGTCTAATGCAGCTAAATGCAATGTATGCTCTTTTTGTTTTCTAAATTTATTGTTGTAATAGTACCCACTTTCATAGAGTGTTGGTTCTAACTTATCTAACATATATTTAGTTCTAGCTAGAACCAACCATTCACCCGATGACATGTTGATGTCTTCAAAGTCATCATATCTAGAAAGAGAGCCTTCGTGAATTTTTGGATTCCAAGATTTATTTATTCTTGTTTTAATTTTATTTATAATGCCCATAGCAAGTCCATGCACCTTTGCAGGTATTCGATATGATTGTTGCAAGGGCAGCATTTGTCCCTCTTGCGCTATAAAAGAGTCTACGTCTGCCCCTGCCCATCTAAATATTGCCTGGTCATCATCCCCTGCAATAAAAGAATCTGTTGTCTTTTGCCAAATTGCTTTTGCCATGTCCCATTGCATTCTTGACAAGTCTTGTGCTTCATCAATAAANACAACATCAAACTTTGGCACTGCTGCATCTGACTTTGTAAATTCTAATATCATGTCGTTAAAATCTATGAGATTGTGTTCTTTCTTATATCGTTGTAGTTCATTTGATATAATTTTTAATTTATCTAATTCTAAATCTTGGTTGTGTTCGTTTAAATTATACTGCTGCTCTGCTGTTATACCTTTTAATATTGCAAGGTTTACTATTCGTAAATATTCACTATCCGATGTAAAGATTCCATTGTGATCGTTTTCATAATCTGCATAATTTATTTCTTCTTTCACTCTTCTACCAAAATCTTGGTAATGCCTACGTTGCATAACATTTTCTTTTTTAATTCCTAATCTTCTAAATGCCAGTGAGTGTAATGTTCTAAAGTATGGTAAGTCATCTTCATCTAAATTAAATTTTTTTATAGCTCTGTCTCTTGCCTCGTATGCAGCTTTCTGTGTAAATGCAAAATACCCAACCTTATCAGGATCTGTATTTTTAAGATAGTCATCTACTTTGTTTAGTAATGTAGTTGTTTTACCTGTGCCTGGTGGTCCTAATACAATAGTTTTCATTAATATGGTGTCTCTTCTTTTAATTGTTTTTGTTTATACTCTTCAGTTTTCTTTTCAAACTCTTCCACTACATATACTGATAATTTATTTTTACCTATTCGTTTGTCCACACAACCACATTTTTCTCTTAACATCTCAGCTGTTCGTGAGTATCCAAGATCCCAACGTTTACGCATTAAATGATTGTGGTAAAATTTATCAAATACAAAATGATGATAACCATTGTTAGTCCATGTACCACCTCTTGGTAAATCTTCTTTAGAATCTAATTGTGTTCTATTTAAACAATACTCTTGTAAGTGATTTTGTAACTGATCTTCTGTTCGCAAACCTGCTGCAGGCTCTGTGACCTCTGCATTGTTTAACAATATATTAGTTATATGCACCCAGTCTTTTTCTTTTAATGTCGGCGGTCTATTTTTTAACTGCACCATACACGCTTCTTGAAATAAACTTTGTTGTCTTAAATGTTTTACACTCTCTAATTTTAATCTTTCGCCATCTACATTTAAATAATAATATGGATCTTCAAGATCTATCACCTGCAAGTCTGTTAGATTTGGAAACAATACTTCTTGTCCAATACCAAACTTTCTAGATCTACATAATGTCTTGTCACATAAACTACACATTGGTTGGTCATTACATTTATATCCCCAATCTTTTTTATCATGTTGTTTTACAACAATATCTACTTCAGAATCAGACAATGGTTTTTCCATCGCAGTTTCGTTAAACACAATTAGTTTAGATTTCCATCCATCTGGCCATTTTTGTTTTGCGTATACGCCATAATGAAACAACGCATTGTTTCTACCGCCCTCACCTATTTTATTTTCTGACATTAATTCAATACATGGTGGTCCATCAGAATATTTTGTTTCAGGTCTTTTAACTTCTATTGTATTAATATCATCTTGTTTATATCTTTCTTGTAATTCAAAAAAA